ACTTTGTTGTGTTTGTTGCTTTGCTTTCTTAAGGATAGCATCTCTAGTTCCTGATTTATTTAATTTTTTACCTGCTGAAGGGCTGACTTTTCCGTTATTACCTTTGTTTATATTAAACACTGTTCCGTCTTCAATAACAGCGTAATCACTGCCTCCGTGAGAAACTTTCTGAAAAGGAGTTACCTTTAACATGGCTTTGTTTATAATCTTTGAATCTGCAGAATCTTTTGGATCAAGTTTATTTCCATTAAGATAGGTGTCTCCGTTAGGTTGTATTTCTAAATCATAAAATGAATTTGCATCTTTTTTTATTTTTACACTCTTGACTCCATCACTTTGCTCAGCAGGCTTACTATAAGTAGGAAGACCATCATCATTCTTACCTGAGTAAATATAACCTTGAGCCATTAAATCCTCTGCTTCTTCTTGAGTCTCAGCATATTCTAATTTATTAATATCAAAATTATCTCTTTCTTCAAGTATCATTCTAGCTGCAGTTGCTTTCGCTGCACTTATAGGAGTAGTTTTACCATTCTGATTAGAATAGGATGCTTTTTTATGTGCTTCAAGTATCTTATTCAATTCATCAGTAGAACTATCCTTTAATTCTCCATAAACCTTAGTTAGCATTTTACTCATCTTAGGTTCAGGAATAATCTCTGCTTGAATCTCTGCTTCAATCTCAGGTGCATTAGTGCTAAATGAACCATCTTCATTCATTGTTATCATCATTGTTGCTCCCTCGGTATCATCTTCACTAGATATCCCAACTTCTCCTTTATCAGACTCTATCGCCCCAACTTCTTTTCTAGATGCAACAGGCTCCATGTATAACTGGATTCTTCTACCAGTCATTTTGCCATTAACTCTCTCTGCTGTATTGGCGAATGAATTTACTAACGGCTTAGCATTAGTGCTGATTATTCTGTTCTCTATAACATAATTCTTGTACTCATCACTATTGGTCCATGATTTTAGATTTAATTGTCTTCTTTTTGAATTTCTTAAGAAACTAACTAAAGCAGCAATACTTTTTGGGTTATTCTTGAACCCTGGAGACATTCTTTCTCCACCAAAAAATATATCATTACCTTTAATGTATAGTTCAGATTTCTTGTTTTTAGTCTTATCACTTACATAAACGAAACTTTTTATTAGATCCATAATCTTTGGCTCCTTGTATTCTGGATCCAACATTTCAATTTCAGGACCCATTAGTTCTCTTACTAAGGCTAATCTTTCTGGAGATAACTTATCTATTGTATCCTTAAAATTTAATTCTTTTTTAGAAACAACAAGAGTTTTTTTATCTTTTTTACCTTCATACATAAAAGCACCTTGTGCGTCAAGAATTGGTTCAGGAACAGCCATGTTGGATAAAAGATCTGCCAATAACTCTGACTGAGCATCAGTATTGCTTAATAAATTTAATCTTAATGCAAATGGCTTACCGTTAGCTTTCTTTATAATCAAGAATACACCACCTTTGTACGGATATCTATTACCATTACTATCTTCAGCAAGCAGTATTGGCTTACCAAATCTAGTATCAGGATCTTTATTAGAATCCATTAAGTAGCCCTTTTCATCTGAAAATCTAAGTTCAACATTATCCATGTTGTTTCCAATCTGTAATATGTCTAAAATAGAGTGTCTTGGTACCGTGTTACTTACTTTATCATAATCAGTTACAAGATCTCCACCTGAATTTTTGGCAACTTTAGAGGTTACTAATTCTCCAGCATGTAGTCTATCGATTATAATTTTTCTTTGAGAATCATATCCTTGCTTGTATTCATGTATCTTTTCTGCACTAGAACCTTTGATTGGTTTAGTAGGAAGAAACGTAAAGATATCGGAATGCTTCTCAAGTGTAGCTTTAATTGGCATATTATCATAAACTGACTGAGGTATAGGGTCACCTGGTAAAGTATTCTCAAAAGTCTGTATAGCATCATTTTGCAATGTAGACAATGCAGTGCTTCTTTCAGATACAGTGTACCCAAATACCTTTCCTATTTTACTAACAGGATTCTCATTCCAAGCTTGATAAGCTTCAATTCCTCTAACTTTATCTAGTAAAGCCATTAATCTTCCAGATCCAATAGAGCTTTCCATGACCTTATCTTCATCATCTAATTGCTCTTTCTCAAATGAAGGCTCTGCATCAGCATTCTCATCTTCAACAACATCTCCTATTGGAGTGTGAATTTGATTATTTTCAACAGTTATATCTGCATCTCTTTCTTTAGCTTTCTTTTTTAATTCAGCAGCAACCTGTTTAGCGGCAGCTTTATTTTCAGCAAGTTTATTAGCAGCTTTAATAGTTGCCATTCTTTCGCCAATCTTTGTTTCTATTTCTTCAAAGTCTTCCTTAGCAATTTCTGATTCATCAAGATCTTTTTTTAATATCTCAAGGTCCTCTATGGTATTGGCTTGTCCAACTTGTCTGTCTATTTTTACAGAGTGTGACTTTTTTTGACCTTCTTCAGATTTAGAAAATATTATATCCTCATTGTTTATAATGATATTTTCATTAGCTCTTTCTTCAATTTCTCTTGCAGCAATTATATCACTTGCAACTCCATCATAAGCAGCTTGAGCTATAATGTTATCTGGAATCATATTTTCCTCCTGCTCTTTAGCAACTGGATCTAATTCTTTTCTTTTTTTAGTATTAGCTTTTGTTTCTCTATCTTGAGCACCAATTTTTAACTGGTTTATATCGATAGCTTTCTGTAAAAAAGCCTTCTTGACTTCAGACTTCTCTCTATTAAAAGCTGCTCTTAATGCTTTCTTTCTTCTTCTTAAAACAATACCTCTTTCTTTAACTTCTAATTTACTTTTTAAAGTAGAAGATGCTTGATATTTCCAAGCATTACCTAAACCATTTCTAATGGCTTCAGTAGCTTCTCTCTTTTCAAGGGCTAAATTACTCATAGACTCATTCTCTAGTTCTAATCTAGATAGCTTAGAAGATGTTTCTGCACTATAATTGTTTCTATGTTTAAGATACTTATCACGCATCTCTAATGATCTAGTTAATATCTGTGGAATATACTCTTCAGCTAGTTTTAGATCAAACTCTGAACCTGCTCCTTCCTCGAAGCTAACTCTATCTTCTTCAGACATGTTAGATATTTGAGATAAAGTCTCATAGAATTGGTCAAACTTATTTGCCTCTAAAGATTTGGCAGTTAAATTTAACATCATTTCATTTATAACAGCTTTTCTTGCAACAGGAGATTCTTCTTGATCCGCGCTGTTTAAGTGTTGAAACATTAGAGCTACTTGTTGAGCATCTTGTCTTATAGTCTTTTCGTAGTATTTCCCTAGAGTCTCCTCGTATTCTTTTTGATTTTTAGATTTAAATGCAGAATTTACACCTTTACCAGCAAACTGAAATAAATTACCACCAAGTCCACCAAAGAATGCTGATGTTAGCATTTCTTCAGATCCAAATGCCTCTGACATTTTCTTGTCATATTGCTCCTCAGTAATATAACCTGAATCAAGATCTGTTTTAAACTTAGCTCTTTCAGCAATTATAAACTGATAACTTTCTTCACCTCCTTCTCCAATAAAAGTTTGTGCTGCCGCACTTGCTTTTTCTTGCCAAGGCTTCATACCTGAATTAAGTCCATTTTTAGAACCTACGCCCACAGCATTTTCCATCTTTTTGGAAATAGGATTGAACACTTTTCCTAAAGCTAAGTACTGGGGTATATCTTGAAGCAACATTGCCCATCCAAGTTTCCAGTTAGAAGAAGCAGCTTTTGATGCAAGATCATTAGCTTTGTCTTCTGTAAACAACTTGCCGGTTTCTTTATCTATTTCTCTTAGTTTCTCAGCTTTGTAAGACTTATAGGTCCCGTGAGATTCCATCCAGTTCTCAATGTTACGAGAAAGAACAGCTTGTGAAATACCTTCAGTCATCCACTTGCCTTTAGTTCCCATTTTTTCAGCTAATCCAGCAGCTTTTCTTGCAGCCTGCATTCCTTTTGAAGCACCAATACCTCGTCCAACAAAAGATAAAGCTTTCATTGCACCTGTGGTTGGAATTAGCATTGATAGAGTTGAAGCAACAGATACACCGTTGCTAAACCACCATCCTGAATCAGCCATTTTTGAAAAACCAGTTGCATTTGGATCTTGATAAATTCTAAGCTTCTCTTCAGTACCTTCTCTAATAGACTGCCCAAAGTCTGTCATAAAGTTTCCCCATTCAGCCTCATCTCCTTGCATAACATCTAGTACAGAACCTATGTCAAGTAAATATCCTAATCCCTCAATAGAACCACCAACAATCTCTCCCATAACGGCTTGTCCCAAGAATCTACCCGCTTGCTCAAAGACACCTTGATTATTTGCTCTTTGAGTATTAAGTAGGTCTAATCCAGCATCATCTGGCTTAAATATATCAGTACCTAAATAATCACGATAATCATCAAGATCTGCATCAATAACTTTATCATAGACTCTGTTTTCACCTCTATTTCCAGTAGTTAATTTACCTGATTTAATTTCCTTAGCAATACTAGCCCATGGGTTCTTACCTCCTTCATTCTCTTCCTCTGCATCTTTTGCTACATCTTGAGGAACCGCTTGACCTGGCTCATTTAAACTATCTATTGATACATTTTTTGTATCAACAGACGCTTCGTTTTCAACTAAATTTAACTCAATATCTTTTGACATTCTACTTCCTTTTTGTAAGTTCTAATATTACTCTTGCGTCTCTTCTTCTAGCAAAGAAATTTCACTCATTATTTGCTCATAAGCTTTATTCATAGCTAAAGCTAATTCTTGCTCTGATTTTAATTCTTCAGATCCAGCATAAGATAGTGGTCTACCAAACATGCTTGCACGCCATATAGTTTCATTGAAAAAACTCTTACTTTTTGTGAACTTTATATTATCCACCGGACCAATGCCTGGCAAGTCAACAAATACAGAACCTGAATCAATATTCCTGAAATTAGATTTTTTTATAGCAGACATGAATATCTGATTCGCTAAACCTTTTTGCCCCTCTAATCTTTGCTTGTAGTCTCCAGATTTAACTAAAGAACCATAGAGTTCTCTCTTTACTCCTTCATCTTCAGCAGGAATTTGAATTACAACAGATTTAGTAGGATCATCTTTACTTCTAATCATTATTTCATCATAAGATTTTCCATCGCTAGAATAACCATCTATTGTAAAAGATTTTTTAATCTCATACCCTTTTTTATCTGCACCTGACATTTCTTTTTTAAATTCAGCAGTTTCCATATAATCGCTTATTGTCATTGGCTCATCAGTACCTATTACAGAAATTGATTTTGTATTAAGATACTCTTCACTTAGATCTGTGAATGCTCTATACTTGCTACTGGAGAATTTGCCAGTACTAGGCATATTTACCTTTGTGTAAGCTATCCCTTTTTTCTGAGCATCTAAATCTTTACTTATAATATCATTTCTATTATTTACAGCAACTTTAATATTCCTTCTTATGTCAAGAAAAGTACCAGATCCTAATGGTATTCCGTATTCTTCTGCAAGTTTTTTTGATGCCGCACTTACAAGAAGTTTATTAGTGTTTTCGTCATTTGGAATTTCTTCTTCAGTAAGGTTTTTGTATTTATTATAACCTCTTAATAACTCAGTTTTTGAAGTTCCATATTCACTAATAACTGTAGAAACTACATTGTTATTGTATCTCTTAATTAAAGATTCTAATGAAACAACATTTTGATCCTCTTCACTTAATTTAGAATTAGCACTAGATTCTAGTTGATCTATGTATGAATTAGAGTTGTTTAAATTAACTTTTGCTTCAGAATAATCTGCAAGCATCCTTTGATATTCAGGATCTTGTATAGCATCCTCTGAAGTCATACCCTTAGTCTTTATCAAATGGTTTTTGTAATTCTTCATATTGAGTTCGTACTCATCTACTTTTAAAGAAAAATCACTATTCATGGTTCTTATTTCAGGAATATCATCTGGCTTTAGATCTAAGTACTCTCCTGTTTGTATTTTATACATCTTAACCATGGCATCTTTCTCATACTGATCCTCCCACATCTTCTTTCTAATGTCATTCTTGAAAAACTTAACATCTAATGTAACTTCTTTTCCAGAAAAAGCTTGACCCATATTAGCCATTTTTTGTCCAAACCTTGATTTACCTTGAACATACTCATATACTTTTTTTGTTTTACCGTTTTTTTGAACAACATCTCTTGATTCTAATTTACCTAAATCTAAAGGATCTTCTTCATTATTAAATTCTCCTCGTTGTCTTAAGTGCTCAATCATTTCTGGGCTTGATAGAACTTGATTCCTCATTGTAGACATCACCGTGTTGTAATCAGCTCCTGATATTTTTTTAGATTGAAATGCGTCTTGAAATGCAGTTAACCCACCAACATGTAGAATATCATAAGTTGTTTGAGTTACTTTGCCTTTTACCATTTTTGCAGCATCCGTCAAGAACTTGTCTTCATTTTGATGCTTACCTATTGCTCTTGGTGAAAACGAATTAAATGTTCCGTCTTCATTCATAGCTCCTTTATAATCTCCAACTTGTTTTCCTGCAAAAGCCTGAGACTCTCTAGGTGACCATCCTCCAGACATGCCTCCTTTGTTTTCAGACATATTTTTCATATACATAGATGCAGCCTTCTTATTGGCTATGGCATTACCGACAAATCCATTTTGTCCAAACTCGTCATTAACATCACTGCGTATTTTACGTAGCTTGTTGAACTGAGATCTAGACACACCATTATCAATTACATCTTGTGACAAAGCACTTGCTCTGTCTTTAAGTGCACTAACAGTAGATGCTGCTTGCTCTTGATCCTTATCTAATGTAGACGCCTCTAAAGCTTCAATTTTATCATTTTGAGCTAATAGTTGATCTTCCATTTTTTGCTTAGCCAAAGGAACCATCATAATCTCGTCAAGAGATAGTGGTTTAAATGATGATGTGCTAATATTTGAGGTACGTCCTGCCATTTTGTAAATATATTAAAATTTTTTAATTATCTCGTTTATTTGATCTTCTTTTTATCTTATCAGCTTTAGCTTTAGCTTTAGCTTTAGCTTGCTTTTCTCTTGCTAGCCTGGCTTTTTTAGCCAAAGATCTTCCTTTTTCATCATATCCAAGTCCCATTAATTCTGGGAATCTCTTAAACATCTCTTCTTTTCCTACCCCTCCAAGATCATTTCCTAATTGAGACAGTAATTTACTCTTGTTAGTTTTGTAAGCTGCCTCTTGTTCTAGATTAAGATCAGTATCTCTATTTCCTTGTTGCAGGTTAATTTTATCTATTCCTAGATTAAAGTTCTGTGCATTTTTCTTTTCTCCTCTATTTTCAGCAGTAGCTTGTTGATATGCAGATGACATAGCTTTTGTTCCTTGCAACTGAGAAGCTAGTAAACTTGCTCTAGCTGAAGATCCTGAGCCACCTGACGAACTTAAAATAGCATTCCTATTATTGTTAACAGATTCTTGAACAGTATTTTGTAATCCTCTCTCATCAACTAATTGCTCATTGTATTTTGTATTAAGTCTATCTGAAGAAATGGTACCAGGTTTTTTTAGTGACATCAATTGTGCAATATTCATTGCAGCAGGTGCATATCTTAATGATTCTGCAGGATTATATTTATACTCCTCTTCATCTTCAGGCTTATCATCGGCAACTTTATCAAATGATTCAACACTGTATGCTTCACTTGGTAAACTATTTGCAAAGCTATCAACTTGAGATAATCTTTCGTCTTCTATTTCATTATTGATTTCATTCAGTTTATTTTGATCGTCATAATAATTATCTTCTTCATTGAAACCTCCATGTGAATAAGAGTTTGTATCTGAAGAATCTTTTTTACCACCCATCTCGTACATGTTAGCTAATAGATTACCACCTTTTTTGTATGAGTTTGTAGCATTGTTATGATCAGCATTAGCAAAAGCAACACTAGCTTTATTTGCAGCTTTTATTGCTTTGCCTGAACCCACAAAACCAGATACACCACCTAGAGCTGTTCCTATTGCAGCTCCCCATGGGCCAAAAGATTTTCCAGCTTCCATTCCTTTCATTGCACCTTTCATTGTTCCGCCTGCTTGAGAATCTACTTCCGGTGCGTCAAATTTACCGCTAGTGTCTATATCTGATTTACCAAAAGTTTGTTTAGCCATGTCCATGACAGTTCCAAGTTTATCAGCCATTCCTGAAGCTCCACCTGCTCCACCTAAAGCTCCTGCTGCCCCATCTGCTCCGCCTGCTGCTCCACCAGCACCTCCTGATTTACCAAGCATTTGTAATATACCTCCAAGATTATACCCGTTAGATTCTTTCGCAGGTTCAGAACCTAGCGGTCCTGCTTGCTCCATGCCTCCATCAGGGGACATGTCGGAAGACACATGCTCAGCACCTTCCATAGTACTGCCGTCTGGCATTTGATGAGTCTCTCCTTGAGGAGAACTTCTTTTTTCTTGCTCAGCTTTTACATACTCTTGAGCTTGCTGTAATCTTCCTTGAAGTTCATTAAGTGTGGCAATGTCTTCAGGGCTGTTTCTATCTTCAAATCTTTTAGCAATACTTGCACTTGCATCAGAAAATGATTTACCTTTGATGTAATTGGGTAAGTTAAATTTAGCTATTATATCCATGTTATGATAATTTGTATTCTGTTTGTTGATTGTTATCTTCAAAAGCAACAGTGTTTAGTGCTTTTAGAATTTTCTTGTTTTCAAATGTCATAAAAAAGTTACTGTTATATAAGTCATTAGTTTTAACTCTTTTTAATAATTCTTTTTCATTAATCTGCTCGCCAGGCTTAAGTCCAATTTTCTCTCTAAATTCAGAGAAATTACCATAAGTTTCATGTGGTTGATTAAGGTATCTTTTAACATTTTCTAAGTGATTTTTTCCTTCTTGATGAAATGAGTTTCCTAATACGCTTTGTAGTTCACCAGCCATAGCTTGATCAAACTTAGATGCATGTGCTCTCTCATGAGTTTCAACACCTGGAGTATTTTTAAATTTAGGACTAACACTAATATTATTAGTCTTTTCATCATACGTTGCTTTAGCATCTGAATTACTATTATGATTATCATAGTTAGCAGTAAGTCCCGCTAACAAATGATTATCTATATCGTAATCAGATAACCCAGCTTGCTCCTTTAATCTGCCTCTTGTAACAGGATCATTGTATCTCTTTAAAAACTCTTTAGCCCCGAAAGTATTTGCTAGACTATCAAAGTCTACACCCTCTTTCTGATTAGTTGAAAATGAATTTGGCTGATTCATGTAGTTAGCCCTTATGTCGTGAACTTCAGTATCTAATCCTTTAGTGTGCTGAGCTGATTGTGTCTTTGTATATTGTAATGGGTACTTAGATCCCTCATTTTCTTGAGGTCCAAAAGCTGGTGTAGTTTCTACTACTGGTATTTTTGGTTTCTTTACAGGATCAATTAGTGAGTTCAAAGAACCTCCTTCAGCAAACACATTTGATTTCTTTCCATCTTCACCTGTGAAATTACCACCCATATCAAAAGAATTAGAAAAAATATAATCATTCCATTTAGTCTCTCCTTCTTCTACAAGATTAGTTTTGCCATTAGCACCCACTCCTTGAGGAATACCTCCTAATGGATTATCTTCATGTGAACCTCCACCTTCAAATAGAGTCACTAATGCATCTGCACCAGACTGTGCACTCATTTGGCCACCTCCTTTAAAACTGTTTGACTCTTGCTTGTTTGTAAAACTAGATTCATTTTGACTCAACTTAGACATTAAGTCATTCATTGAGTTTGCATTTGTATTGTCTTGAGCTCTTGGTATATTTCTTTCATTAGGAATATTAGATGGCACTTCTCTTTTTGGAGAAGGATCTAACAAAGTCTTAGGCTCTTTAACGAACCCTTGATCTAACATGTTTTTATCAAAGTAACCTCTAAACTTTTTAACATATCCATCAACTGTCATGTTTTGTCCTCCTGGGACTTTGAAGTTATCTGGATCTTTTAAGTATTTACGAACATTTCCTGCACCAATGAAATGAACCATTGCTGTTAAATCATTGACATCCATATCTGAACCAAACTCACCTTTAAGTTTTCTTGCGTACTTCTCCCCATAGGTGTAATCCTTTAAAGAGCCGTCAAGAGCTTTGTCCATTATAGATTCCTGTAACTCAGGTCTATTCATAAACTCTCTTTTGCTGACACCATCCATTGAAGGGTCATTTTTTATAGCACTATACAGGAAATGATATTTACCTGCGGCACTAGACCAACGCTTACCAGTATTAGGGTTTATGCCAGTCTCAAGGAACTTACCTCCAGAAGACTCTATCATGCCTATTGCATGCTTAAAAGCCTTCTTGTTAAATTTAGAAGGCTTTGGATTATTTTTATTATTTTTATCTTTATTAGGCATTTTACAAATATATGAAATTAAACATTAATTGTCAATATTATATGTCACACAGAACTAGTGCTGTGTATAAAAAATTGTTATGTCATGTAAAATTAATTTGTTTCCATCTGGATTACTAAAACTAAATTCAGCAAACCCCCAAGAACTTCTAACTCTATCTCTACCACCTGCATTTCTTGGAAAATTTAATTTCCAGTTTCTAAACTTTTTAAATACATTTTGTCTTAGGACCAAAGGAACTAAACCTGAGTCTTGATAATCATTATAAACTCTAACACCTGTTAACCCTTTGTTTGGTAACTCAATGCCAGATTGATTAGCAAGCTCCATCTTGTAACTAGCTCCATTCATTATAATCTCATTTCCTTCAGGAGCTACATGGAACGTAATAGAGCTTTTGTGGCTCACTCCGTAGAATTGATTAGGTACTCCTTTGAAGTGCTCCCACACCTCAGTATTACTTGGGTTTGATGAAATAAGTACAGACCCTTTGTTGATATACCATGCTGGAACATAATCATAGTAACTTGTAAATTGTCCTATTTTTTCATTAAATCCTAAAGTAAAATCAGTTCCTCCATCTTGAAGAAAGCTGAAGTACACATCTGCATTTACCGGATTATAACCAACAGAAACTCCATTACCTAGAACAGGATTGTCTTTTCTTAATGATTCGTAATCCATGGTATTAAGTAATTCTTGATGAAATCCTTTTAAATCAGAAAGCCTAGAAACACTTCCTCCGTTAAAAGTCATTATACCTCTATTTATAGCATCAACAAAGTAGAACGAATTTTCCGTAGTTACAACTCCCCACTTATTTAAGCAACCTAAAGTAGTGCTCTTGTAAACATAGTCATGAAGTATTCCTCCAGTACCTAGCTCAAGAGCTACTCCATCTTGAGGATTAATTTGAACTCTAGGATTGATAGCAATATGTGCTACCGCCGTATCTTGTAAGCAAAATATTTCATCTTTAATATTTACTACCGCGTTGATTGGTCCATACTTTCCATCAAGATCCATTTTTTCATTCTCTAAGAAATCAGTCCAACTATCTATAAATTCTCCAGGTATTTTTTCTTTTGAAGACATTAGCCTTCCGTCAAACTCTTTTATTTTTTTAATCTTATCTCCAGTTCCAATAGACTTTATTAAAGTTGGTTGTTGAGAATACACTGTATTGTATTTTTGGTACTCATCATATTTTGGCTGCCATCTATTATCCCAAACACCTAGAGATAAATCATCTCTATTTTTTAAATCAACAGTAGACTCGCATCTAAAACTAACTATCTCTGAAACTATATTAAACTCACGAACTTTAACTTCTAAATCATCTTTAGCTATTTTAGAAAAAGTAAACGTATTAACGAATGTATCTCCGGGAGATTCAATAATATTTACAGATTGATTTATTTCAGAAAAAGTACCAATCTCAATATACGCGGACCCTTTCTTAGCTTCATAACTAAAACCACCATATATTCCTCCAACATATGATGCAGATGAATCTTTAATAAACTCTGCAATAAGGATTCCTTTAGTAGCAGCTCCAGTTATATTTGCTTCACCATACATTTGCTCTATACTTTTTCTTGACTCTATTGGGTAGCTAGAATCATCTGAACCTTCAGCAAATGTAATGCATTTTGCTCCTATTGAATTACATCCTGTTATAGCTACTTTTCCTCTTGCATCGTCAGATCTGTCCCAGCTATCTACCCTCATTGTTTTCAAATGATTAGCGTATCTTAACTTATAATCATTATTGTATGGAGTAAAACCTGCACCTTCCTGAGTAAGCTCAGGAGATCCATAAATATCATGTTCAACAATACCTGTTGCTGGTTTAAATGCTCCTTGAAATTGTCTGTAAACTTGAGATGTCTGCATGGTGTTTTCTCCATTGGTTGGGCCAAAGAAACTAAAATCATATAAATCCCATGGAGCTCCGGTAATAAACTGAGGTGTAACTCCTGGAGTAGATATTGAGACTCCGTTAATAAACTTTGCTTCTATAGCATTCTCTGCATTTATTGGATTAGTTTCAGTTCCCCAGTTTGCAACATAATCCTGCTCCATCAAACCAACTATGTTTAACTTATAGCTTGAGTCTAATTGAGCGTCCCTAAATATTATTTCTGGACTAAAAAATTGAATTAATCTATTGTGCTGAAAATTCTGTGCTCTCCAGTCAGCTGAAGACTTTGCTTTAAATCCTTCGTATGATTGTCCTGGTCCTGCATTAAGCTGCTCAAATGTTGAATCATTAGCATTATTCCATGCTAGTTCAAAGTAATCTTTACATTGTACGAATGGTGGTTGATCCTCAAACATGCGAGTCATAGAAGGCATTTTGTCTGATTTCTCTGAATCAACTGCTTCTTGTCTTGTAGCAAAAGATGTTCTTTTGTTTACGCCGTTAGAAAAATTAGCAATCATTGGATTAATCATTCCTTGAGAATGAATAGTCTGATCATTTAAAGTTCTATCTGCTCTTAATACTTTATATCCAACAGGCTTGTCGTCTTCAGAATTAAAGTTAGAAGAGTCATTTAGCCATAAGTAGAAATCAGAACTAAGAGTTACTTTTAATTGATTGTAGTTTCCTTCTAGGTTTCCTGAAGGAGTCTTCATATCCATTATCCATTTTGGATCAGATGACTGTCCTCTTCTATTGTAGAACTTTAAACCTATTCTATAAATCTCTCTATCTTTTAAGAACTGCAAATCTTTTGATTCAGAATCCGATAAAGATGTTTGTAAGAACTCTACTTTCACATACTTCCCCGAAGCACCTTTTGTAACTCCATCTGATTGAAACTTATAAATATCATAGTTGCTATTTATTGAATCGTGAGTAAGAAACAAGTTGTAATTAGGAGCCGATACACTAGAGGCGTTTCCCGCAGCATTGCCATTAGAATCTATATAAGCATTATTTATTACACTGCAATTAGATCCAGAGTCAAATGAAAATGCTCTCATATCTAAATCAGGAACATCAAATAATTGTTCCTTTATATTTATAGGAAACAATCTATTATCTTTTGTTACAATATGCTTTGGTATTATTGGGTTTGATCCAAGAAATATAAAAGATTCTAAAGATATTGAATCAACAGAGCTTCCGTCATCAGTAAACATTAATGAAGTAAAGTCATCTATTTGCTTATCGGCAACAATTGTTATTTCTGGAATTTGATTGTATGAGGTATACTTTATAGAATATATTTTTACATTAGTAAACTTAGAATCTATATTTGATATGTTTAATTGAACTGATTTCCCTAAAATTTCATTAACTTCACCGCCGCCTAATCCTAATCCTTTGTCAATAGGAACTAGTTTTGATAAAGGTGATGGTGTTGTCTGAGCACCGTTAAGTATATATGGAGCATACGCGTACTGAACCATTCCAGATGTATGAGATCCTCCGCTTATTACACCTATTATTTCGGGTTGAGATAATGTAAATGTACTTACCGTGTCTATTGAGCTAGGGCTAACGTCTATTAAATTTATAGAGTCACCGTTATCAACGCTTTGACGTATGTTGAGGTATCTTAATTGGTGCTCTCCATCGACAAAGTATATTTTTTGTATAATTGAATTTTCATAATTGTACAATACTTGAACTAATGAATTTGATGATAATCCTAAATTACCCATATAAAGTAAGTTTAGGTCAAAATTAGATTCATTCAAATTTGTAAGTTCCCAGAAACAATCAAAACCATTATTATCAGTAGTAACTATTATTGCAGAATCTCTTAAAGCTTTTGTTCCAATTATTGACTGAACTCCAGAAGTGGAAACCACTGTTGGGTTTGTAGATAAAACATACTGAGACTCAATATCACATCTAGGTATAACACTAGAGGTAGTAACATAGTTCAATGACTTAGCGTTTCCTGATAAAGTATAATCTATGGATGTAGTTGTTGTATTAACAACTGGAGAAGGGATAGAGAAAATTAATTCATTCCCATCCTCATTAGTCAATGCAAAAGAACTTTTTTGATCTGTTTCAATTATTCTTATATTCCTGGCGTCAAAATATTTATCCGTTTGGATATCACTCGACGTTCCTTTTGACATCCCTCTATAAGGAGTTGTAAGTTTTTTTATCATTGCTATTAGTGTATTTTCATTTTCTCCTGAGCACCTAAAAATTCAAACCTACTTGCAAACTCATTCTTACTTGGAAGTAATTGCGTTATAGTGTTAACTATGGTTTCCATTTCATCTATGCTTGGTAGCTTTAAATTAGAGTCTGCTTGAGCAACATTAAAACAATAGTCTACTTCAGCTTTATTTAGCTTTCTATCAGAGACCATGTCCATGTCATTTAAAATATCAAAGTATTTCCATTTTATGTAGCTCTCTACACATCTTAGTAAAACCTCGTTGTCTAATACTAATGGATAGCATTCTTCATCTACCGCTATGGCTTTGTAAATGATTTCTATGGTACCTGTCTCAAAGTTTAAGTTTATATACTTACTGTTTAATGAATAAGTTTTATCAGCCCGAGATGGCTTTTTGCTTCCTCCCCCAGAAAAGAAATCTTGAGAAATATCTTCACTAGTCTGCAATGGAGTTACTCTTCCACTGTCAGTTCTAGCTATGCCTTCTACCTTAATCATATCAACAGGCTTGAGGGCTCTGTAATTTACTACGTTCAAAGACTCTCTTCTGTTTATAAATATAGATGGTGCCTCCAGTATTCTTAAAACCTGTATTGCATTGTCAACTATAAATTCATAATTAAGATCCTTCATTAAAGGATTTCTCATAAGTCTATCAGCTATCATCTTGATACTGACTAAATTTCCTGTGCTTGCCATGTTGTTTATTTTAGAAACGCATCAATACGTCCAGCAAATATAGATAAAGAAAGCTGACGCTTCATACCTCTATTAAATTGCATTTTGTATATGCTTTTGTTTTTGTAATTAGCTTTAGATGTTCTGTAGAAAATTCTGAAAGTGTGACCATCAGTATGCTCATTAGTGTATCTAATTTTAATCTTTTTTTCTTTTGCCCTTGGATTTGTAGCCCACAACTCTCTTGTTGCTTTCCAATTAGTAGGAAGATTGTTTAAGATATTTCCGTCCTCATCAATCTTAACTTCAGTTTTAATTTTTCTCAGCTCAATTTTTCCTATCTTATTTGGAATAATATACTCTGCACCTTTTGTAGATATTCTGTCTCTAACGTGGCCATTGAACTCTCTGAGTATTTCACCAAACTTAACCCTAGATATATGAGTCATTTTATGTTTCTTTATGAAGTGTCTATAATAATCTCCATTTCCAAAATCAGTTTTTACTCTGTGATTTCTTTTATCTTCTATCATCTGTAGAATCATTTTTATTATCAACAGGCATACTTAATGGCCTTGTTAGCTCCTTTGTTATTAAATCAATAACAACATCAGCCATTGCTGATTCAATTGGATAGTCATCATCCCATGCATCCATAGTAGGATCTAAGTTGCAAGTTAATAGCCTAGCATCATCTGGGCTCTCAAATATGTCAGTCACCTTGATGCTTTTTAAAAACTTGTGTTTTCCATCTTTACTTATGAGGTATAGTTTGCCACTAAAATCAACTGCACAATATGTTAAGTGCTGCGTGAATTTGTTTTCAAACAAATAAGGAACTCTTTCAATTGCAACGATGCTTAGCGCTATCACTCCACTATCAGCTTTTCTTACAGTTAGAGGACCTTCTTTACCTTTTATCTTAATAGATCTAGGTAATGTAAGTTTTGTAGCAACCATCTTACCAGCACATGGGTATCCTTCGATTCTATCCACAATCTCTAAATCCATGCATAGTTCCTGCTTAATCTCAATTGGCATGTGCCAAGAGTTCTTAGCATATTGTTGCTTTAACAACATTGATCTTTTGGTGTCAATCAAGGAACTAATTAATTCCCCAGTGATGCGTGAATCATCACTAAGGATATTAAGCTTCTCAAAAACTGTATATATAAGTTCTTTTTTTGTCATTGTTTTTTATTTAGTATAATATTCCTCCGTACCAGAAACTACCATCTGGATTTACATATATCTGAGATACATTAGATCTACCTAATTCATCAATCATATTAATAGCAAATCCATTTGCCCATTGTGATTTCATTGGTCGAGTAGCGTAATTAAATGCTGATGTAGTGAAGTCTGCACAAGATCCAATATTGAATGCTGCCATTTCTCCTTCTCTGTAATTCTGTATTCTATGTGTATGAACATAAGCACATGATGATCTTAATTTGTCAATGTGTGCTTTAGCATTATGAATACTGAAGTAGATCCCATGAAATATTTGAAAGTTGGTCCCGAGTGTAAAGAAGTCTTGTGACCACTTATTTTTTACGTGATACCCTCTACCCTCTAATTGCATTCCGTCCATTGGAGATAGAAGCGGAGTCTTTGCATTATCCATGTTAGACATCCATCTATTGTGTCTGTCTTCATGATTACCATACATGTAAGTTTTCCAAGTACCTTTTGGAATTACACTTTCAAATAAATCCAACTCTTCATTACAAATATCATATTCTTGATCTAAGGTTAATCCAGGTACAGCAGTGAACCTTCCTTTGTCATGTGAAGACAAAGTGTTGATGTCTGCAAAATCTCCCATTAAATGGAATCCCTTGATCTTATCCTGATGATCTTTCATCATATTTCTTATTCCCGCATGCAATTTTTGATTATGAAATGGCACATGATTACATCCTAGTAAAATATGCATTCCAACTTGATCTTTTATTGCTGGTACTTTTCCAGATCTAGGTTCTTTTCTTCTTGACAATGTTGGTGCAAATGGTGTTGCTGATAGTTTCTTTATATTTTCATTAACATGATCTCTAAAGTCTTCAGCAATACTAACTTTGCTTTTGTTTTTTAATTCTTTTTTAACTTCTTTCTTAACGTCCCTTATATCGTGTATATAAAATACTTTAGAATAATCTCTTAAAAGTGCTTGCTGTATTTTTAAGTTACCTTTTTTTAGGTATCCTTTTTTACTTAATAAAAATTTCTTAATAACTTTTGTACTACTACTCATAAACAATTTTATATTAATATTATTCTCAAAGATATATTAAATATCATAATTAGCCAAATAAATACATCACATAATGATGATATACTATTCGCAAGTAAGATTAGTATGTAATCTTGTTATTGATTTAGATTCAATTAAGGTACCTCCTTCTGAATCATACAAGTTAATAGTTACTGTGCTTTGTAGTATGTTCTGAGATTGGTTTTGTGAAACAAATCCATTTATCAATAGATTCCAAGCTTTTATACCATTAGTCAGAACCTCTCCTCCCGTAACAGTAGAAGGAGTCATACTGTAATTAGTTCCTGGAGCTAAATCAAATACAAAATCAACCCAGCAAGTGCTCGATGTTTTTGCACTAAATGAGTAATTTACAGAACATCTAGAATCAGAATTAACTGTTGTTTCAGAAGTTGAATCTCCTGGACCAAATCCACTTAATTCTTCACTTACAAATAATGTTATTTTTCCCATAATTATTGTGAAAATGAACCGCTTCCAGCATCGGATACAGCAAAGTTAAATTCTAAAGATTGAAATGTTGTTATTGATGCATCAGGATAGTAAACTAAATACTCTAGAGCAATTTCAGTAAAATCAATTATCTGATTAGCAACAACATTAGTTCCATTAAATACTAATAAACCACTTGCAGGTAAATCAAGTATTTTCAATCTAGAAGGAGCGTCTCCTTCAGGATCCAAATAAACAGGAGTTGTATAGCTAGTAAATGATTCCGGAGTAAACGTTACTGTATCTCCATAACTTACCAGTATAGACAGATCTCCAATTTGACTAGGAGGTAGATTCTTAACAGAAGTCACATTCATTGACATATATCCTGCTCCCAATCCACTCAATGAGTTAGACCCAACGTCTGCGAGGTCAAAAGAATAAGCAGACACGTAAGGTCCTGCAATTGATTGATAAACAAAATTTCCTGTACTAACATTACCTGCGTCAATTACATCATTTATATTTACCGAGACTCCGTTTAGATAAAGCCCTCCCGTGGCGGGAAGACTTAAAATCTTAATGTATGCTAATGCATCTCCTTCTGGGTCCGAGTATTGAGGCTCAGTTCCTGTTGTAAAGTCAGCTAAACTATATTGATAGGAAGTACCTGAATCAATACTTATAAAGTTTCTTCCTATGGAAGTTGGTCTTCCATTTTGTAATCCTGTATTCGTTACTGTATATAACATTCTTTTATTTTATATTATGACACCCATGTCATGTTAACATTATCTCTAACACTAGCGTTAAATGAATCAGTTGTAGTTGCATTATTATCTGGAGCTTCGTGATAAAAAGCACCTTGATTTAATTCTGCTGCAGTTATAATCTGACCAATAACAACTTCGCTTCCTAAGTAGTAGTAAACTCCAGTATTAGCGTCAGAAACTTCATCAATTCTAATTGCATCAAGATCATTTCCTTCTGGATCAAAATATGGTGCAATTGCTTGTGATGTAAAATCAGATAAATTAAATACTGTTGTTGTTCTGTTTCCTGAATATTGTGCTCTATCTCCCACTGTTGGCGGTGCATTAAATATTGTTATTGCTTCGACTGTTACGCTACAAGCAACTGTGTTTGAAGCTAGTGGCAATTGAGCATTATTATCATACACGTAGTAGTTAAATGAAGTATTGTAAGCACTATCACTATTTCTTACATAGGTAAGTACACCTACGCTGCTTATTAATTCCCCTGCAACTACTGCAACTCCATCATTAAATAAAGTTCCATTAGAAGGCAATGTGCTAAACACAACACTACTAACAACTCCGCCTGCATCATCTGAATATCCAGAAAATAAATCTGAATAACTAAAAGTGTATTCACTGTTTGGGTCCGTTAGAGTTACTGCCGAGGCTGTAATCACTGGTGCAGTGTTTCCCTCAACACCAATTGCAACTACTCCTATTGGACTTGTATATTCAATACCACTTACTGATTGCATCTCCATACATATATCTGGGTCAACTCTTTGTAGATAAGCAACCATCTTGTCTAGTCTTTGTAATTGAGAGTATGTAGAAGAGAAGCACGCGTATTTGTATATTAATTTTAACAAACTAATATTCTCTATATTTATATCGCCATAATATTGTAGTTTTTTAGATATTTTTGCAACTGATGATACGTATATTTTTGCGTTCTTACTTTCCATTATACTTGAGTTATTAAGCAATCAATTACACCTACGGATACAATGTTCCCTGCTGTAGAAACTAGTGGATCTATATCTGAACATGAATCACAATTAGAAGTGTCAATCGTTATAATTAATTTAGATAAATTTTCAATTGCATCTTGATACCTTCCAACAAGAAGTGCTTGTTTTGTTGCCTCTAAATACATGTCAAATAACAATGCGTTTTGAAAATTACTATTACAGCTTAAGCAAGATAAATCTATGTTTGCAATTAGTTTAGCTTGTACTGTAAAATATTGTGTTAAGTTAAATGTAGCAACTACTGAAGCTTCAGAGTCACTTGTAATTATTTGAACAAAGTACATTCCGGTAAAAGAACTTAAATTTGCTGATGATGTGGTTATTGATAAGTCTTCAATGTTTGTTGAACCACTTAGTAAGCTAGTTAAATCTACAGATTTACTAGGATCTCTATAAGATTTTTCATCCCATAAAAGCATCTGAGTTACAGTCTCCCCAGCATTTACTTCGACTTTTAAGTCAATGGTAGAAAGGTCATTAGATACTATAAATTTTATTACGCTAATAGCCATTATTTTGTTTGAATTTAATTAATGAAAAAAGGGACTGGGAATAAATATCCAGTCCCTTTGGTTTGTTATAAGTTAATCTTACTTACGAAGCCTTAATAGTAGCTACAGAACCTGCACCTAAAATAGTATTAAGATCAGCAATAACTCCATTTACGTTAGCATTTGGAATTGAAGCAGTTGGTAAAGCAAAAGTTAATCCTTTTTTAGATTTCTTAGCTTCATCTCTTCCTTCATCAAAATAACTAATTTCAATTAAGTCATAAGTTCCTGTTTTAAGAGCAACTAAATCCGGTCCAGCAATGTTGAATGGGTATCCATTCTCTCTCATTGAATCTCCTCTTTCTCCAAGTAAGAAATATTCCATTTCCACAACTTGATATCCAGTTCCTTTACCAGCACTTGCTAAAGAAGTAACAGTAACGGTAGGGTAAGTTGTACAAGAAATATCAACAGTAAAAGAATCCACAGTCTTAATGTGTTTGTTTCCGTCAAATTGATCTCCTTGAGTTTTACCAGTAACAACTAAAGCAGCTCCTGCTCCAGTTCCTGTTTTTTCAAAAGAAAAGTAAGGGTTACTAGTTGCTGATGCATTTGATTCACGAGAAAAATTACGATTTAAAGACGAAATTAATCCGTCAACAATAGCTTCAGCATCATTACCTGCAGATGCTTTAAAATACCCCTGCTTGAGGTAAGTGTCTTCTTGAGATAAAGAACCGTGTTGGTCAATCTCAATTTTTACAGTATATAAACTGTTTACATCAACTGTAAGTCCTGATATTGTTACTGCTTTGTTTACAGCAGCAGTGTAAGGTACAGATGTTACATGTGTTACATTTTTAGCTTTAATGGTATCACTAGAGATTATGTTCCCTAACGCATCCTTTAAAAATAGTTTGAAGTCTCCTCCGGCAGAAACGGCAGAACCGTCCTTACCTAATAGTACTGCATCGTTAGCAACTCCAGCAGACTTTAATGTTGCTAAAGATGTAACTGTTGCTTCAGGTGCTTGACCTACGTGCATGTGTCTAACTTGGTTTTGACCAGCTAATCCCATAATAATAATTGTTTTTAATTAGTAAATATTTATGATACTTTCTTCAAATATATAGGACTTGTATCAATAATCCTAATATTTTATTCTAAACTCTTGAATCTAGCTTTATTCTTTTTTCTAAAGAACTCTCTCTGTAATCTAAAACTGCATTCTCAACTGCTATGTTTATGATCTCCCTATGCGTTAAAGGAGCTAATTTACATGTGGCAATTGCAGTAGCACCTTCTATTGTTAAATTCAACCCAGCTACATCTAGAGATGTTGTCAGATCCCCAATAATAATTGGAGAAGGATAAGAAATATATCGGACATTGTATGATGTAATTGTTTCCGTAGAAATTAATTCAACCGTTGTCTTAGAATTTTCTTTTGATAAATCCATACGCCATGCCTTATTTTTATTAGGCTTCCTGAATGGATTATCGTATCCCAACAAAAACTCGTCGTGAGTTATTGGTATTACTTTTATATTTTTACTTCCCACTAATATTGTCTCCATTACAATATACATTGCACTATTCGACAATTCGTAAAATTTAGATTCACTAACCAATCCTCTATCTGAAAGAATTGGTATAGTGATCTTTTCATTATTAACTAATTCATTTAATACTCTTCGAGATCTTTCAATCTTCTCAAAAGAACTAGTTGGATCTTTTGATGCATCATAATTTAATTTAACAAATTGCTCTTGAGCAACTGTTAAGTAAGAGCTAATTTCAAAAGTATCTAATCCGGGTGCTCCTTCAAGAGCATTGTTGTATCTCAAATTGAACTCTTCTTTAAACTCTAATGCAGTCATATTATCCTATATTTTTAAGCTTTGCTTCTAATGCCAATCTCATTTCTTGACCTAAGTTAGATGCTAAATATTTAGCAGCAGTTTCGAGGTATGGAGTATCTCCATCAGAAATAGGCTCGTCACTTAAAGTGTAAAACTTTTTTTCTACTTTGTTAATAGCTCCAAATTCATGACAAGACTCTAACAATACTTTTGTTTTTAAATACTCGTCACCCATTATAGAACAAAGTAAACTTGGGTTTTTCTCAAGTTCCTTGTGTAATTCAGATTGCAAGAAATCAAGCTTATGATTTCTATTAGTATTTCTACCTAAGTTTCTCAACGCGTACCTTAAGACATCTTTATCGTCTTCATACTTAACATACAACTTATATGCTTGTACTTTGTTTCCAACTTTATTAATCTCTTTTGCCATAACTTCTGAAACAGATGTTAATACAAATCTATTGGTAGCTCTATGTCTAACCTCATCAAGAGTGTTAGCAACAATTGGAGAAGCTATTAGAACCTTTAACTTGATATAGTCATAAGGATCCGATTTGTTTAACCTTGTTTCATCCTTCCCCAAATAGATTGGCAGGATCCCCATAGTGTATGCACCACCTCCTTCTTTCCAGAAAGAACCATAGATAGACAAATCAACGCCCTTAAGAATATGCTCTAATCCAGCTTTTTCAACATTAGTAAGAAGATTCTTCATCTTCCCGTTATCCATTGTTGGTGCAGGAATTGCAATCAATGCCCCGTTTAACAAACCTCCAAAAGCAACATGTTTAACATCTGTGATGCCATTTGTTTCTTTTGAAATATATTTTACTGATACAATCTCATCTGTTAAGAAATCAGTTCTTACTGCTTCTACTTTTTCTTCTGACGCAACCTTAGTTGCTTTTTTAGCTAATGCCATTTTATACTTTTTTTATGATTCTTCCTTCCTTATTTTTGAGGTGATTAACGGCTCACCATCCTAAAACCTTTATTTAAAATACACTCCCCAGCGAACAACCGAGGAGTATAAGTTTTTATGTTACGCTAATACGTAAGGGATAATTGAAGCAGTTCTACTAGCATCATACACAACAACACCTAATTGGCACCATTTTGTAATTGTCCCAGAATCTTCAAGAGTTCCCATGTTACCGTTGTTTACAGCTCCTGTGAAAGGATTTCTGAAACCATATTGGTAACCTCTGTACTCTTCTTTTCCTTTTACTTGTACTTTTTGGATGTTTGGATTTTCCATTGTACCCATGTAAAAGATATCGAATCTGTAAGATTCAGCTACACCGTTAGATCCAGGGATCTTGATTGTGTTACGGATCTTATCATCGTAGAAATCATCTACTTCTAACTTAACTGATACACCATTCGGAGCTAAATACTCTACGAATTGGAAACCAGCACTCATAGCATTACTATGTAATTCAGAACTTGTAGACTTCACAGTTGCTGGATTAGTACCTGGAGTACTCATGTTTGCAGACCAACCTGAAGTTGTTTGCAATACAGCTTTGTGAAATTCTGCAGCACCACGCTCACCAGTACGTAAAATAAATGTACGTTGGTCAAATCCTAATTTTCCTTCTGACAATCCGAAAAGGATTTCTTCAAGTAACTCAATAGAGAACTCATTGTAGAAGTAAGTATTAGACTGCTCCATTTGCTCACGGATACCAGATCCAATCTTGATGCTACGTCCAGAAACATCTTTGTTATGGTACTGACCATCAGCAGTTCTGTTAGTCTTACCGTACATTAAGAATTTATTCTTGTATAAAGAAAATTCTTGCTCTACTAACCAATCTTCGTACATAGCTAAAGCACCAAATACTTTCTTGTTACCAGCTTTGTCAACAACAGGAATCCCCATTACGACTTGCTTATTAGTAGCATCACCAGGTAATTTGTGATCAATACGAATAGTAGTCAATTCACCTCTCATAGCGACAGGAGTTACTCTACGAATACCACCTACTTCTCTAGATAAACCTTTACCTACTGGAGCAAACTCCTCAGTAAATCTTTTACCCGATACTAACTCAGAACCAGGAATACCTGATCTATCTGAACCAGCAATCTCACATGTGTTAACCCATTGAGATCCTGATGGATATCCATCATCTAATACTCTAATTGGATAAACCTCATTTTTCTCACCAACAATGATCTCACCTTTGAAGAACCATTGCTCATCAAATGTTAATTCAAACTCAGCTCCACCTTCACCAATATTGTTGTCACTATCAGTAACAGTCGCACCTCTATAAGAAGCTTCAGCTAATGGAATGTTTCTACGTGAACTTCCAATAAGTTCCCAATAAAACTCATTATCGTTATCTACTATCTTTGTTTCAAATTTAGCTAACATATTCTCAAGAGACTTACCTCTGTTGATTGCTAACAATTTGATCATAGCTTCATTAATTTTTGTTGGAGATGTTTTCCAGATAGCACCTAAAGTGTTCTCAGGATTAATCATACCAGCAAAAGCTTTTGCATCAGTTACCTGAAATCTGCCTAATTGCATAATTGTTCTTGTTTTGCGTACACGCTATTTTTTTTTGGTGCACTTCTGTTAATTGTTTACTCTATCGTTAAATTACTCAGATCTGATAACTTAAAATTAGAATTACCATCAACTACATTAGTATTGACAGATCCTTCGTCAGTGAAATTAGCACCTCTTAATAAATTCTCTATGTTGTTAGTGATCTTGCTTTCAGCTCTTGTTCCGAAAACACTAAAGTCACTAAGACCTTTAGTTAGGTAAAACAAAGCCTCTAATTTAATTCTGGATCCAACTGGATCAGCTTTTTGAGCCTGCATAAATGCATTATCTTTGTTACCTAGATCAGTAGTAATTTGGGCATATAACTCATCCTTTTGGGAATCATTCAAAATTATGCCTGGAATAACTTCTGGTGTTTTAGCAATATAAGACTTGACATCATCAAGACTTTTTTGCTCTTTATTCTTTGCGTCATTAATAATGCCTTCTAGAGAAATCTCCTCTGCCGCAATCAAACCATCTAACGCAAACTGTGCGTCTTCAATATCTGTACCAGCATCAATACTTCTCTGAGCCATTACTGTTGCTCTTTCTTCAGAATATCCTTTAGTTAAAGCATCCTGCACAATAGCAGTACGTCTAAACTCAATATTCCTGTCATCACCAAGATACTGAGGAGTCACTCCTTTTAACTTACTGATTGTTTCTGTTTTTGCAACTACTTCTGTAACTGGTGCTCCAGATTTTTGAGCATCTTCAATAAATCTCTGTCTTTCTGTAAGACCAGAATCTATTTTACTTTTAATTGCATCTTCTATATCCTTTAAGGATTTTACTTTAGATACATCAAGTCCAGGTAAAACACCTTTGGATTGAAATTCGGCAGCTAAGTTCGAATAAAGCTGTTCAGTCTCATTCAGTTTAGGAGAGGAAGAATCGCTGCCTTCTTTTCCATCAGCAGTTTTACCTGCCTGAACTTGATTATTTTCTTTACCCTGACTAGCTACGCTCTCTTGACTAGGTGGGATTGGATTTCCATCCGCGTCCACTTTGTCATCACCATCAGTATTTTGTTCATTGCCTTTTTTTTCATCCGTAGATCCAGGAGAGGCTTCTCCTTCTTTTTTTGGCTCAATAGGTTTGATGTCAACTCCTTCTTCAAATAACTGAATGTTGTCCGTATCAAAATCTAAATCACCTAAATTTAATTCTTCCATACTAAATATTAGTTTATTAATTCTCCTGTAACAAAAGTATGATATTACGGCTCTTAATGCCAATAGGTATTATAGCTAAAGTAGTGAGCTATTTAAAAACTTTAAGGGTTTTTGAGTATCCTATGCTAATATTTTTTTGAGTATCTATTCCTAAAGATATAATGGATCCGTTCTTAAATTGAAGTCCAGCATTAGCTCTTATTGCCATTGGCTGATTATTTACAGCATTAGTAGGAACAGTAACGCCTATGCCGTAAACTAGAGATAGACTTGGATAAGCTATTACAGTCTTTGGAGTGTACGATATTGAATCCTCTTTAATTTCGTATTTAATTGAGTAATCTATTAATTCTCCTCTTGTGGTAAACTCTCCATCTATTCTTATATCGTCATCATCTACAATAGTTTTCTTGTAACTATTTATAGTTATACTTTCTAGGAATAAATTTTCTGCAGCCAATGAATCATTTCTCTTGACTGCATCCTTATATTTAGCCCTGTACAGTGAATCAACTATTACTTTAGTTCTAGCAGGAAGAATTTCTCCTGGAACATCTATTTCTATGTATACCGTATCTACAGATACAGAATCTTTTAAGGTTTCTTGTACTTCCCCAACCTTACTTCGAACAACAACAGTGATGTCTTTTGTTGGATTTTCTGAATTAAAAAATATTTGCTTAAACAGAAACAAAGCTAGCATTAAAATTATAATAGTTTTAAAGTCTATTTTCATGTTTATTTTATTTTATTTTCAACTATAAGTTTGAAATTGTTTGGAAGAATTTTATTCAATAGACCCATAGTATCACCACTATTTGTCACATCTTTCATTCCGTCTCCATCAATATCAATTAAATTATCCCCCGGCAAAAGACACCCTCTGGTGTTCTTGTAATAATTTCCAACATGTATTAAGATGTAAAGTCTGTCAAACACATCTAATACGTGGAAATGATCACCATATTTAGGAGAATTTCTTTTCACACAATTATACTCACCTTCATTTATTCTTGATACTCCAGTTTCATTGTTTCTGTATGGTAGCTCTAAAATATACCCAGACAAAACATCACATTCGTATTCGTCAAACACGGTGAAGTTACTTAAGCTTTGTTTCTCATTTTCTGAGAATCTTGTTACTTTTAATTTAAACACTCTTGCTTCTTTTAAAAATAGATTTAACTCTTTGAGGAAATAATTTAAGAACACTTTTGAATAAATTATTACCACTAACTGCTTCCATGTTTTCGTATATACTGTATATTTCTACAAGACAAGCTACTGCTACGGCTATCTCTGCTATTGAGTATGTATTGCCAAGAAGTTCTATTGCCGTAGTGCCAAAAACCATGCTGTCTAGCAAAGCAAAAGCTAGGATACCTATTACGTATTCAGTTCCTTTTTTCCATGTACTTCTTAATTGCTTAGAAGTTATTATTTGCCAAAAACTTGCCCTCCATGGTCTAAACTTAACACCTGCTGCATAATGAGATTTTCTTATTCCAGTAAGAAGATCAATAAAGATAATTATAGATAAAGCTAATAGAGCTGTTTTCATAGTTACTAATAGTATAAATACTGGGCTTAATGATAAAAGTAATAATTTACCCATATTCATTTTTGAAAAAAAGAATGTTAATGACTTCATGTTTTAATAGTGTTTGACTTTGCAAATGTAGTGCATTGATTAAAAATTATTTATTATTCATTATAGCTAAAGCTTTATAAATTTAACGATAACTGTAAACTTTATTATGGAAAAACCGTAACTTGTATTTTTATTATGTTATTAATTCTACTTCATTACTAAAAGCGCTAACATTTTGATGCCCGTCTATTGTTCTGATTTTAACTTTTGAATTATTAGCTGTACCTACGTCGTCTATTATTTCTGTTAAATCAACTGTATTTCCTACTACGGTTATTTCTGAATATTCAAATTGTTTTCGATAAACTGTTCCATCATTAATCCAGACTTCAAAACCAATTGTTCCGTTCGCGTTTGCTAAAGGTTCTGTAAAAACTAAGTCTACTGAATTTACGTTAAAATTAACATAACTTAAATTACTTGGTGCATTAACTGTAATAGGCGTTGAAACCTCCACTAAAGTTGCTCCACCAAAATCCCTAACTTCCATCATAACAACATGAACATCTGTTCCTCCTATAAATGTAGGTGTGCTCCAGGTAGTGGGTCTTCCATTTCCTGGATCAGATGATGCGGTGATTGTATTACCTATTGCTCCAATAGTTTCGCATAAAAAAGTTATATTATCTCCATCACGATAATAAGAAAGAGAAACATTAACATCACCTGTTCTTGTGTCGTTAATAATTTTGTTTGCAAAATCCTCACTAGAACCATCAAATTCAGACTCATCACTAGGCGAAGTAACCGCAGTGTAGGTTAAGCCGTTTATTGTGTGAATGTCTCCAATAGAATATATACCTACTATTCGTATAAATGCTTTTCTATCCATAGCACCTAAAGCTGAATTATAATAACATATAGGATTGGTAGCATTTACACCAGCCTTAAAAAAGGTGGGGTATCTTTGCACGTTTCTTATATAAGACCCTTTCAATTCCTCATCGCTAAAAGTAGTCAACAAAGGTATATACAAAACCTCTAAAGCTCTTAATTCGCTAAAAACACCTTGAGAACCATTGTTTGTAATGCTAGTTAAAGAGCTCAATTTTAAGACTCTTAAATTTTCTGCATCAGATAGCAAGAATCTATTACTAGCAATTGTTACGCTTTCAAAATTAACATGAGTTAGTCTAGTATTATCATTGAAAGCAAATTGATTACCTATTTCTAATGCGGAAGGAAAATAAGCGTGAGTTATAAAGTCTGCCTTTCCAAAATAATTACCTGATAAATTAAACCCGTCTTTATCAATAAAATACGTAATATCATCATCATCATTAAATGCGTTTGCAGCTTTTAAAGAATAATTTTTTTCAATCCTAAAAGAAACACTGTTATCTGAATTTATAACAAAACCAATAACATCCGCCTCTTCTAATTCTCCACTAAGCGTAGCGAAATCTAAAGCACTTGTAATAGAAGTGGATCCAACATTACCAATATAGGTGTTTCGATCAACCAAAGAAGCTTGATTACCGATATATAATAAAGCTCTTCTATTGCTCATATCTTAATTGTATTTATACCTAGTAATCTAGATCTATATATTCTGTTATAATGCTTAATAATTTGGAATAAAAGTTTACACCAATTATAGATGGCTCTATATCTATAAGTTTTTGACGCCCAGAAATCCATTGACCATTTATCATTTCTTCCCTAACCGGAATTAGTGCATTATCAATAGAGATATGTCTCGTTTCATCTATAACACCTGTAATTTTCATCACTCTTAATTCTGCTGATAATCTTAAATATGCATTTACACCATCTTCTCTGCGTTTTAAATAGTTCTCAAACTCTTCTTGTATTGGTTGATCTTGTTTGGTTTTAATATTATTCGCGATCTCTTTCTCCGTAAGTGCTATCGTATTGTAAATAAAATCATTATCTACTTCTAAAATAATATTGCCTAGCTTGTGAGTTTCTGTATCAAATGTTGGAGTTGAAATAGTTTTAAAACCATCTTCAATATGCAAGTCCTTTCTATTTCTGTATCCTCCACTGACTGGAAATTTAACATAGAATTTATTTGGCAATGATGTTTTAACAATCTTACCAATAGCGTTATCTTTTACAAATGGCAAATTATACCTTTTGTTTTTATCTTTTATTTCTTGAGTTATTTTTATAGCTAACATTTTATATTAATTAGGTTGTGAAAAGAAAACTGCAATTTTTAATCCTTCGTTAATAAAATTAGAAACCTCTACTGTTGCTTGCGTAATTGTACCATCTGGTACATATTCTCCAAACTCAGCAGTGCTGTTTGCAACACCAAAAGTCTGAGTAGTAGAGCTTTGTATTCTATAATTTCTAACTATTGAATTTCCGACAGCAGGAGTGTCTGTAAAAGTTATTACTGAATCTCCAGTTAATCTTATAAATACTGATGAAACTAAAAGACTAACATTAGTTGCACCTGTCGTAGTTAGTAATTCACCGGTAGTTCCTAATACATTTTCTTCACTTGGTAAATTAGATTCTATTAGATTGCCGTCAACATCTACTGAAATTAACTTTACAGCAATACCAGTAACAGTTCCTGATCCGTAACTAGGAATTTGAAATTTACCACTGTGTTTTACTATTAAAGCATTACTTCTTGTTGTTGCTGTTGTCCAATCTCCTGCCGCATTAATACTATGTGTTCCGTTACCTATTATGAATAATGGATTGTCAGCATCTGTAGTATTGTTTACAGCAGTAACTTCTTCGTTAGCATGCCCTATTACTAACACGCCTACCCCGTTTGTTAGTTTTAAAGAAGATCCTAGTAAAGTGTTAGCAAATCCATTTACCATAACATTACCTCTTCCAGAATTAAAATGATAACCTCTGTTGTTACCTCCTGATATTGAATTGTTGTAACCGCTAACTAAACTAGAGTAAGTTGAGTTTGAGTTTAAATAACCTATTACTGTTGATAGATATCCACTGTTAATTAATCCTGCTCCAATAGTTACTGCTCCATAAACACTTGCTATATTATCTTCACCGTGGTTAAAAGAGTATGCTCCAGAAGCCCCTTGAAGTGCATTAGATGCGAAATTACCGAAATCAACAGCATTACTACCAATAGATGCTGATTGTGTAGGATCTTTTCCAATAAGCCTCCAACCTATTCCATTGCCTTCATCAATAGCTTCTAGTCCTGAAGACTCGTAATCATCTTCAAATACTTCAAAATCAACGTATTCATGTTTTGTTTCATCGGCACTAACTCTTATTATTTTTAAAGAATGACCTATTTTATCTCCAGGAGTATCAATTAGTTCGTCGTAAGTAGTTGCAGGAGCACCTACCGCTTCACAAGAAGCATTATCATTTAATCTTGTTACACTAGCATCAAATTGATTATAAGACTCCGCAGTAGTGTTGTCAATAACTTGTATGTCAACTTCATGAAAAACACCAGGACTACCTGAGTTTCCTATTGAGAAAGATATATATAAATCTAACCCATAAGTTAAAGATATTGTTGAGTTATTTGTAAATTGAGTATCAACCCCTAAAACAGTGTAATACATGTTTAGCGGATATTGGCCAACACCTCCAACTTTTAGAGATATGTTATTTCCTGATTGAGAAGTCACCTTATACTGATAGGTAGATGAACAATCTGTTTCGGTGTTGTTTTCTAAAGATACTGAAAACAAAGAACTAGATATATTAAAATTAAAATTAGCCATATATTATCCTGTGTATTCTCCTGATCCTACGTCAGAAATTTTAAATTTAAAACCTTCTATGTCTCCGCTTATTGGTTCTGAGTTATTAGTGTATATTAAAAGACCAGAATCTATATCTGTAAAAGATACTATTTGATTATTAACTACAAGAACTCCATTGAGTTTTATTTCCCCGTAAACAGGGACTTCTTCTATTAGTAAATTTTCTGCAATATCTCCTTCCGGATCTAGATAAGGAGGCTCAAGCTGGTTAGTTAGACTATTTCTAGTAAAAGTAAAAGAGTCACCTATTGTTAAATAAACTTCCGCATCACCAACAGTTGTGGGTCCATTGTTTTCTGAACTTTCATCGTAAGAAACATTAAACGTTACTGCGTAAGGTACATATGAATAAGAGTTAGATCCCTCATCTGAAACTAAGAATGTCATACTAGAATCAGAATAACCATCAGTATCTGATGCATCTGATTGATAACTTAAAAGTCCACCTGATAATGCCATTGCCGATATATCTTGATCAACTAAAACAGCAGATCCGTTATTACTTAAGACTCCTTGGAGAGGAAGTGATTTTACTATTATTGACTCAAATGTATCTCCCTCTGGATCACCGTAAGGAGGATTTGTGTTGGTAGTAAAATCAGCTAAACTAAAAACGTATAGTTCATTATAGTCAAGAGGCAAGCTAAGCCATCCTGAAGAATTAGGAGGCTGATTATCTTTAGGATTTATGTTTAATGTTATTGCTCCCATGTGTTTATGTTGTTAGGCTAAAATAACAAAAACAAATATATTTTCTATATTTATATTATAGCTAAAAGCAATAGGCTCGCATTCGCGAACCTATTTTACTTTTCTATATAATTTATATTTAGAATATTTATTTACTTTTGTTATTAACTTGGTG